CCGGTGTAGGTAGAACCTGCGTTGGTGATGCTGCTCAGGAACGGAGCCTTGCCGGCTGAAACTGCGCTGGTGCCTGCAGCGATGCCGGAAGCACCGATTGCCAGGCTTGCGCCAGCTGCACGCAGACCAGTCAGAACGCCAGTGGCGGGGATACCAGGAGCACCTGAGCTATCGCCACCAAGGGCAAGAACTTCGGTGTTGGTGCCCTGCAGGTCGGCGGTCAGGGGAGAAGCGGGGTAAGAAGGCTCACCGGCGCTGGGGCTGTCTTGACCAATGGCGAGGGTAACGCCATAGATGTAAGCAGGACGGTCAGCGCTTGCTTGGACAACCATGGAAGTACGATCATCGCGCACACGATCATCAGGACGACGATCGGGAGAAGGGACAATCAGATCCAGGGTTTTGAAGTCGGCTTTAGTACCGGACTTATTGGTAATTTTGGCGTAACCAATAAGCTCGTAAGCCTCGACGCCAGGCCAACCATAAACACCTTCGGTGTTGTAGGAGGACAGGCGGTTAATTTGATTACCAGGGTGCAGAATAGCGCCCTTTTCTTCGGTGTAAGATGCCATTTAGTTATACCTCCTCAAGGATCGACGATGGTAAAGGCAGTAGTCACGAAGTCCTTATTCAGGTTCGCGAAACCTGCATACAGCTGCCAAATGAGGATGATGAAGCGGCTGAAGTCGTCGTTGTTGTTGATGAGAACTTGAGCGTTCGGGCCACCAATACCAACGCCAACTGCCTGAGGACCGAAGAACAGTCCGGGAGGAGTTGAACGACCAGTAACAGCACCAGCACCGTCGCCGTAGTTAACAGTTGCGGTCTTGCTAGGCATGTTGGTGGTCTCGAAGAAGCGAACACCTTCAAACACAAAGCCGGAAGGCATCACAGGTTCGCCAGCCACAAACTGGGCTTGGCCGTATTGGCCACCTTGGTACAGAGAGGCGTTGGGGGAAGCCATACCCATCAGAGGGTTGGGTGCGCCCATGCCGGGGTAACGAGCAACCTCGCGGAAGCCTTGATCAGCACGCAGATCCTTCATGAAGGAGGGATCAGCAATACAGCGGTAGTAGCCGTCCTGGAAAACAGGGACGTTACGCTTACGCAGGCTCTTGACAACCTCGAGGAGGTCGGTCTTAACGTTGAACTTATAGCGCTCAGCAGCGAATTCAGCAGCGGTATAGGTGTCGACGGTGACGCCAGTCTTACCTTTGCCGTTGGGGTAGTAGAAACCACCTTGGGTATCGCTTGCCTGACCACGAGACTCAGACTTGAAGAGCTCGTCCAGGAACACCCGATCGCGCCAACGACGATAGTCGTCCAGCAGGGTCAGCGAACCGATGGACTGGTGGAACATGTTGAGGTTCCCGGTGTCCAGCAGAAGACGCTGAGCGGTCATCAGGGTCTCGCGAGCAATCTTGAAGGTGCTCGGGAGGTTGGTGTTGTTCGGATCGGCAGGGCCGGTGTACTCGCGGAGAGACACAAGCACCTTGTCCTTCACGATAGAACGGCTGTTGGCAGTTCCGATCGTTTGGTCTTGGGTACGCTCGCGGCTGGTCTTGGTGCCGGGGTTACCGAAGAAGCGGTAACGATCCAGCTGCACGGTTTGACCAGGCTGCTTGGTGAAGTCGTGGACTACGACGGGCTCGCAAGCCATCTCCACGACATAAGCCGGGTGGGGGCGGTACAGTTCCGCACCCAACAGCTTGGGAAAGTCGTTATCGATGAACATAGTAATTTCTCAGCTAAATTTTAAGCGCTGATACTTGAGGACAAAAATCCTCTGAATATGGAAATTTTCATTCCATTACAAAAAATTATAGCAACGCTTTATCAACCCGGATTATTGAAGGCGCCGTTTTTTATTGGAATTTTCCTAGCTTTCGATATTCTCTTCCAGAGGTCACAGCGCGTGATCTGTTCGAAGAAATACCAGTCCTATCTGTTCGGTAACTTGGCATAGAGCTTCCGGAGGTCGGCATAGCCTCGCCCGCCATTCTTGGTGGCTCTGGTTTGGGAATACCTCTGAACCCCTCTTGTAAGCCTTCTACCATTCCGTAAATGCCGCCTTGCTCTGCGCCCTCGCGTCCCCTTTCAAGTGTTCCTTTAAAATTTTTTCCCATGGTACTGACCTTTAAGGCATCAAAGTGCGCTCGACAGCACGTGCTCGTGGATCAGGTGAGCCGTCAATCATGTTTCCAGGGCTATACATGTTTGCGGGCACGGTGCCGATGCGACCATAAGGATTAAGCAAACCATCAGCAGGCTGCATGGCAGGTGCCATTGCCTGAATCTCAGGATTGATGGGTGACGCCTCAGCCATCAGTTTTTGCATCATGGCAAGTTCAACTGCTTTCGCGGCTTTTTTGTTGTCCATCATTTCTTTCCTTTTTGATTAGGCATAGGAGGGTATCCCACGGGTAATTGACCAGTGGCAGGCATATTCGGCATAAGTGCGTATTGCATTTGCATGCCAATTTGATCCTGGATCATGTCAGCCTGGCTAACACCACGTGGGGCTAACAAGCCATTAGCTGGCAGAGGAGAGCCGGGAAGATTGAGCTTGAGATAAGAGTTATCGAGATCGCGAGGCATCCGGGGCTGAGGAGCATTAGGGTTTCCAACCTGTGTTTGCATGTCCTGCATTCGAATGGGAGCGTACTCATCGACATTGCCAGACATGACCTGACGCGCAGTGTCGCCAGCACCAAACTGAACAAGACCGGGAGCACCAATCGGACCACCAGCAGTACCAATTGCCGCCAGAAACTTATCAGCTTTTTCTCTTGCTCCTGCCTTCTTTTTTGCCATGTTAAATAAAAAATATGGGGGCAGTTTGACCTACCCCCTATTCTAGAACTGTTTATATACAGTTATCACTCCATAACCAGGAGCTTGTTACGGAACACCTCAGGGTTCTGAGAAGCAGTGTTCAGATAGCGCCAGGCATTGGCGGGGTCACGATCGGCCAGGTTGCCGAAGCTGTTCCAGAAGTCACCAGCGTTGGCTTGAGCCTGGGGCTGGGGAGGAACGGGCATCTGAGGGCGCTGAGGGGCGACCTGCTGAGGAGCAGCGGGCTGCTGCTGGAACTGTTGACCAATGGCCTGCATTTGAGGAGCGGCGGGCTCGTCAGCCACAGGGTGAGGGCCATTCTCGCCGAAGAACTCACAGGTGTAGTCGGCAAGGATGTCAGGGTCAGTCAGGATCGACTCATAGGCCTTGTGCTCGTTGGAGAGCTCCTGAAGCAGTTCACAAGCTTGGATCAGCTGCTGGTTGGTCTGGATCAGAGCATCCTCAACATCACAGGCATACTTGTTGACGATCGCAGCGGCATCAGGGCCGAAGTGATCGATAACCTCAAGACTTGCCTCGCTTACTCCGTTTGCCCGGAGCTGGTCCGGGGTAATTTCCAGCGAAGTTTGGGAAGAGTTGCTGGAAAATGCCGGGTTGTTGTTGATCCCAGGCGTAGAGGTCTGCGTCCCCAGGTTGTTGAACTGGGTTGTTTGTTGGGAACCGTAGCTGGCCGGGTCGATTCCCTGGGTCTGACTCGACTGTTGAGCCAGGTTGGGGAATTGGACGGGCGAACTCAGGAGTCCCACCACCCGGTTGAACGCCTCCTTGTAGGGGTTGTCCTGTTGTTGGGGCGCCTGGGGTGCTTGGGAGCTGTACTGAGTAGGGGTTGAGACCGGCGCTTGGGCTGCCATCTGGGCCGGCATTTGCGGGGCTGGGGCCGTCACCTGTTGGTAGGGTGCCACCCATTGCTGATTGGTCGAAACCACCGGAGCTTGGGCCGCCGTCTGTGCCGGTGCCGCGTAGCTGGTCGGTTGGGTCGGGGATACTTGGGGTGCCGATTGGGTCGGCATTGCGGTATCGGCCTGCATAAG